CGTGCCCCGCGAGGCGGTCTTAGAGTATTTTGAGAAAGTAAAAGCATGAGCCAGCCTTTATCCGCCGAACGCGAGCGCTTGTTGTTCCAGCGTTTGCCGGGCCTTCAGGGGCGCCGCGCGCTCGCGGAGTTGGCGGAGCATTTCATAGGCATGGCTCAGTCAGAAGCCTTGCGAATCGCAGGCGATCGAATGGATGAGTCGGAAGTGAAGAGCTTGGCCAGCTCGGTGTTGCTGCAAACACTGAAGGCCTTCAAACTAAGCCGGAACACTCGGTTTTCGGTCTATTTGCGCAAGGCGCTTTTCCAAGAGATCTCAAACCTGCGCGCCGACGCGTTCTTTCGGTCAGCCGATCGGGTTTGGTATGGCCGGACGCAAAGCGGAGGAGAACAAGGCAGCCGGCGCAATCCGTCCACGGGGGCGATGATGCCGGTGTTTCACGGCGGGGACTCGGAGGGAGTTAATCTGGTCACGATCTCTCGCGAATACTTGTATCCGATGATGCGGCTGCTACCTCGTGACGATCAACGTTTGTTGCGGGCGTATTTCTTCCGGGGCCTTAACATCGTCCAGATTGCGGAACGTCGTCACGTCACCAAGCAAGCAATCTCTCTTCAGCTTCACAAAGCCTTAGACCGGCTGCGTAAGAAAATGGCTCATGCTCCCGTATCCCTTAAAGACCTATGAACATCGTCGCTCTTGATTTGGGCATTCACACCGGCTTCGCTCACAACGACGGCCTCCAATTTGACTCGGGCACCTGGGTATTCAAGGGCAAAGCTGACCGGGATCTCGATTACCGCGTCTCCGATTTTTACGGCAAGCTTTACCGGCTGTTAGAGCATCGCCTGGGATCGCCTATATACGACTGGGTGGTGTTCGAGGACGTGCAGTTCTCGACCTACACGTATCAAACGCAACTCTGGGCGAGCTTCCGGGCGGCTATGTGGCTCGCGTGTTACCACCGGGGGCTTCGCTGCAAAGGAGTCCCGGTCGGCACGTTGAAGAAGTTTGCCACCGGGCACGGCGGCGCGACGAAGGAAATGATGGCCGCCTGGGCAGTGAAACGGTTTGCGCCTCGGCTTTACCGGGGCAGCGATGGAACAGTGCGTAGTCAGGGAACCAATTTCAAGGTTGACGACAACGAGATTGATGCGATACACTTGCACGATCTTGCGACGCATAACGAATTGTATTTGCTGAACCACAAACTCCCATGAGCGATCAACCCGATGTCCGACCGACGCAGATTGTAACTGTGGACGAGCAGGGGCAAACCTTGCATCAGATTGGCGCGCTGCTGGCAATTTGCGGGAGTCTCACGCCTTATGTAATCGAGCAGCACAACGAGAACCCGCACCGCAAAAAGGAATTGGACGGCGGGGTGCAGTGTTCGGTGGAATCCCTGTTGATCAACACGTGCGACCGGCTGGCTAAGATCGTGGGCGAGGATGCGCGGTGGGCCTTCGACGAGGTTGCAAACACCGCGAAGAAGCAAAAGTTTCTGGAGAACCTGGAGGCCAACCGGCAGCTTATGCAGTTGCAAGCTGTCTCCGTGGCGGAGAGTTTGCGGCCCAGTCACCGGGAAGAGCCCGGCATGTTCAAATTGAACGAAACCCTTTACGCGGCCTGCTCTGGTCCTCTGGAGGAGTGGCGATGGCGAATGGTCGGCATTGGCCAGTCTCCTTCGGCGGCGCTGCGAGACTATGACCTTCGGCACATGGGGCAGCCGGCTTCCTCCCTCGAAGTGCTGGAAGTCTTGTTCCCTGAAAACCGCAAACGCAGGAAGTAGCTATGAAAAACAAATACCTCGACAAGCAGATTGCAGAAGTAGCGCGCAAAAATCCAAGTTGGGGCCGCGACCGGATTGCCAAGGCATTAAATGCGCCGTATAGCACCGTGCGCAACGCACTGCGACGGCTTCAGGCAACGGCGGAAGCCAAGCCCGACAAGCCCTCTGAGTCTCCTGCGGTGCAAGTCGCCAAGAAAACTCCTGCGGAGTTCGGGCACCTGGGGCTGGAGTACGTCGATGCGGGTGACTGGTTTCGCGTTGGCTTGGTGGCTGATACCCACTTGTGTTGCCAGGAAGAACGCCTTGAAGCGTTGCATTGTCAATACGATCTCTTCAAGTCGGAGGGGATCTCCAGCGTTTTACACGCCGGCAATTTGGTGGATGGTTGCGTGCCGAAGATCAACGGTGCCTCCGTGATTGTCAGCACCCCCGACGACCAGGCGCAATACGTGATCGACAACTACCCGACGCGAGCTGGTATTACAACGTATTACATTACCGGAGACGATCACGAGGGTTGGTGGATTAAGCAAGGGCTGAACTGGGGCATCATGCTGCAATACATGGCCAAGGCCCAAGCACGGGAAGATTTGCATTACATCGGACACGTCGAAGCTGACGTGGAGATCATGGTCCCGGACACGGTGAAAAAGCCGGTGATCAAGATTCAGCACCCCGGCGGCGGGAGTTGCTACGCGCGCAGCTACGCGCCCCAACGCACCATCGAGAGTCTTGAAGGCGGGGAGAAGCCGGACGTGCTGGTCCAGGGGCACTATCACGTCAACGGGTTTTGGAACGAGCGCAACGTGCACGTGATCACCCTGCCAGGATTCCAAGACCAGACAATTTTTGGCCGCAAGAAGCGTTTGCGGTTTGAAGTGGGCGGCGCGATCCTTGAATTCAAAGTCAACTCAGCCGGCGCGATCACCCGCTGCCGGTGCGAGTTCAACATGTTCTTCAACCGGGGGTACTACAAAGCGTTTTTGCGCTCGGACAGAAAGCTGTTGAAAGGGCATCTGCGACTGACCGTGTGAAGACGATCCTGCTAACGTATTACGACGACCGGCGGCGAGACATCGCCCAGGTTGCGGTCCCGGCGATGAAACGCTTTGCCGATGAGAATCAAATCGAGCTGGTCGCACTGGAGGAACCGACGTTGGCGAGCCCGATGGGGCACAAAATCCTCCTGGTCCTAAAGTTTCTGGAGCAGTGCGACCGCTTGATCTACGCGGACTCCGATGTTTTGTTTCAGAGACACGCAACCCTCCGGGATCTGTTTCAGAAACCGGTGGGAGTCTCTCAAGACTACGCCGGCTTATGCACCGGCTTCATGACGTTTGTGCGAGCCGTGAAAGTAGTCGAGCTGGTGACTCAGTGGAAGATCCAAGGAGCCCTGCCAATCCCCGGTCGGCCATTTCCGAGCGATCAACGCAGCTTCCAGAAGCTAGTTGCACGTTTGTCCGATGGTAAAGAATTGGTGGAAGAGCTTTCGCAGGACGTGGTGTCCAATCCATTAAGTTCCAAAATCGGCAGCCTGGCCCATCATTACTGGGCGCAGTATGCGTCCCAAGTTCTTGACCGAATGAGGCGTAGTTTGCGGTAACGCGACTGCCAAAAATGCAAGCCCGCGCGGGTAGAGGAACCGGCGCGGGCTTTTCCTTGTAGCATCAGAAAGTGGTGCCGCGAGCGGGAGTCGAACCCGCAGGACTGTTTGACTTGTCAGCTCGTTCACTGAGTCTATCCCGGAAGTGAACATTCCAGAAAATCAAAGAGCCCGCGCCGGCCGCAGCATTCAAAGAACTGCGGACAAGCTACACCTGCACGCGGAAATTGTCAAACAACTATTTTTCGGATCAAGCTCTCGTAAAACGGAAGAGCGTTGTCTTCCCAGCGCCGGGGGTAGTTGAATTTGAAGAAGTCCCACTCGTAGTGCGTCTCGGGCCAGGTAAACCCAAACTGAAAAGACCGCCAGGGAAGAGCGAAAAGATCTTCATCAGAGATTGCGGGGCGCTGAAAGATTTGCGTGAAGAGGTCCGCGCCGATCCGGGATATGAGCAACATCGTCGGGTGAGAAATAAACCAGAAGAGTTTCTCCCGCCGCAGGTGCGCCTGGACGAAAGGAGCGATGGGGGTATCGCATCGGGAATCTTTCTGCGTCATGCGGTTCATCGCTTCGGCGTGTCGGGTGGTAAACTGCGGGTCGAATTGCCCCTCGCGGAGGGCGCGCGCGATCTGATCGTGCGTTTGCCCGGCGCGTAGCAGCCGGTGGACGTTCTCCAGGTCTTTCGGGATGTCGGTAACGGGAAAGATGCTGCTGAGAGAAGGCGCGTGCATGCGCAAGCGTCGCCCGGGAATCTCCGCAGCGACGCAACTGCCGAACTGCTCTAGGAAAGGTTGGTGCGCCGGCCACGCATTCGAGACATAAAAGTCGGTGTGTTGAAAGAACGCATGCACGAGCGGTTGCGCGAGCAGGGTGGGGATGCGTTCGGGAAACTTCCAGCTCACGATGCCCCAGCAATTCATCTCCGGCGGGTTAGGGTAGAGTTCCTTCCAGTAGCGGAGCAACTGCCGCCCGTGGCAGGCGGTGTAAAGTCCGAGCGTGGGCCAGTTCGGGCGCCAGGGCTCTGACCACACGATTGAACGTGGATACCACTCGTCAGGCTCCCCAACTCCGGTTTGATCGGGGTGCAAAAAGAAGCTCAGTTCCTCTGGAGCCGGCGCGCGGTCGAGGAGTGCAGCGAAGACTTGGGTCACGCTCTCCGGGGTGGGGTGCTCGAAGTTCCAGATGCTCACGGGATCTCTTCCCTCACCGGGACGGTAGCCAGGTTGTATTTGTGCGCTGCCCAAAGCCGGTGGTGCCCGTCGCTCACAATTCGCCTGCCGTGGCGCCAGGTGATCAGGACTGGCGTGCGCACCCCGTATTGGCGCACCGAGGAGAGAAAGTGCCGCCAGGCTTCCGGGCAGGCTTGAAAGTGGCGCTGCTCGATGTAGGCAAAAACTTCCCCCCAGTTACCCTCGTGGCATCCGCGGTAATCCACGGGGGAAGTGGACGCCAGGATCTCTGCAAGTGGGCGGGTTTCAAAAAGCGTTTGCACAACAAAAACGCGCCAGGCAGGGCACCACCCCTGTTGGCCTGGCGCGGCTCAATACGAACCGGCGGACCTGTCAAACAGCCGGCTTGAGCAAAGAATTTACCAGATTCCCATACCCCGGCTTTGGTCGGGAGGTCGGGGAGGTCGGGGCCAGGTTCTTCAGCCGGCTTGCCAACAGCGCGTTTTGCGCCCCGGCGGGCACTGGGCGGCCCGGCATCGGGGAGGGGGACAACGAGGCACCCCCCGGGGTTGCGGCTTGTTCTTGGCCTGGTTGCGCTCCAATGGCGGGGGTTTCTTCGTCTCCTGCCGCGGCGCTATCGCCGAGCAGCGTGGAGATCGGAACAGCCACCTCGGTCAGTTTCCCGGCCTTGTCGGCGTCCTTGATTTGCTGGCCCGGGATCTTCTCCGGGTTGAAAAGCGCGTAAGTCGTTCCATCTAAGGCGCGATAGAGGTTCAAACCGATCGACATCACGTCGTGCATGCGGGCACCGATCTCCTGCACCACTGGGTTTTTCTCGTCCTCCGGTGTCGAGTAGGCTGCCGGCGGGGTGCCCGCAAAGATTGCCCGGACCGGTGGAAGATCCAGCACGTCCTCTGCGTTAGCGGAGGGATTCGCCTGGAAGGAGTGATCGGGACCGTAAATCGGGGCGCGCTGGGCCTGGCTATTGGTAGGCACGAGTGCCTGCACCGCGGCATCGTTGATCTTCGAGCTCGGGGCGGGGGCGGTTGGGTCGAACAGATTAGGGCTTCCGGTGGGCATGGGGGCTTTCTTTCTTGGGACGCTTGTGATCATGCGCAAGCACATCTTCGAGTTGTTCGCCAGTGCCGAAGGTGGCGACGGCGTGTTCCCGGAACAGCGCGAGCTGTTGGGGGGTCATGGATTTCTGGATGTCTTCCCAGGTGATCCGCTTCCAGGTGCCGCGTTTCATAGGTTCGGGCATATCATTTCGGGCGAATCTCTGCCTTCTCGGCGGATTGCGTAGCGGGTTTCACGGCGCCGGCTAAACGCTGACGCCGTTCCCACTCGTCCACCAGCACGCGATGCCAGTTTTTATCAACCCGGCGAAACCGATCATCGGTCACTAGACGCTGTAACTCGGCGTCGGGCATCCCCTGCGACATCATCTTCTCATTCTGGCTCGCGCGCTTTGGCATAAAATTCGCCGAGTTAATATCGCCCAGGTCGAGGCCCAAGTCAAGGGGCTGTTCTGTCGGTGCGGCCCGGATCTCCAGCCGGCCAGTTTCCTCGTTTCGTTGCAGCTTTTTCAACGGCTCCTCGAAAGACGCCAGCTCTTCGCCGGCCCCCCGAGTCCACCCGCGCTCGCCCCACAGCTTCTTTTCCTGAAACCACATCAGGGCTTGCAGGTCGTCCGGCTGCATGTGCAACTCTTTTGCCGCCTTTGCAAATGCTTCCTGCGCGAACAAGAAGGCGGGATCGGTAATGCCGCCCTCGCTGCGGGGCAGCAATCGCCACGGAGATTTCGTCAGCCCGTCCCAGCCCAGGCGTTTCATCGTCCGGGAAGCCCACACGTCGATGGTCGCGCCGTGATCGGTGCCCGCCAGGTTTTTCGCAAACTGCTGCGTCTTGAGCCCCCGCACTTCCTCGGCCCAGGTGCCGGACAGCACCCGCAAAACCTGATCCGAGTTCTGGCCAAATTGTTTTTCGTTCTCGCGAACTAAGGAGAGCTCGCGGCTTTCGATCCACCACTCCTTCAGCGCAGCGTCGGAGGGCACGATGGTTGAGTTGTTCTCGCGCTGCCATTGCCGCAACAACCCGCCCGTTTCCAGCTTGGCATAAGCCTTCTTGTATGAAGCGATCGCGTCGTCGAACTTGCCTTCCTTCCAGAGGTTATACGCTTCGAGAGCATACTTGAAGTTTTGGGCTACGTCAGTTCTTGCGCTGGTGGCCGCGAGCAACTGGGCGAAAGAAGTAACCTCGGCGTCAGTCTTGAAGTGTTCTTTGATCAGCCGGACGGTTTCTTGATACCAGGACTTGCCGGCGAGCACGTCTGGGTCAGCAATTGCGCGCGCTTCTTCGGCAATCTTCTTGGCGAATGCAGTCGTCTGGGCATCTTGACGCGCTGACTCTCCGCGGATTCCTTTGGCAGCTTGCCGGGACAAAGGCGAATCGTCGAACGTGTATTTCACCATGTTCACGAGGGGCTTGCCTTTGGCGTTGATAATGTATTCGCCTTCGGGGGTTCGCTTGAACAGGACGGGCACTGACTCCGGGTGGAATTCAACGCGTTCCTGCGTTACGCGCCGAGCGTACTCCCGAGCAAAGGCTTGCGGGTCCGTCTCCGTTACCTCGGCCCCGAACTCTGCTTGCTCCGCGTCGCCTTTCTTCGGCTTGGGCATGAACGCGGCTCGTTGCGCGCCAGTGTCAGAAATGAGGGGGAGGTGATCCAACTTGTCGATGCCCTCATACTCCACCAGGTTTGCGGCGCCTCCATCGACAATCTTCATTTTGCCGTTGAGGATGTTGACCCGCATGTGGTCGATGTCGTCGAGGTTCTCGCGCACCAACTGGAAAATCTTGTCCTTCGCATCCGTGGTCCAGGCGTTCTCGGAAGCCTCGATCGCTAGCGTTCCGGTGCGAGGTTCGTAGCGAACGCGAATGAAGCCTTCTCGAATGGCCTTCTCTCGTTCAGCAATGTCGGGCACGTTTGCAAAGTCCGTGCCGTATTCCGCGTTGAGTTTAGCGCTATTACGGGCCAGCCAGTCCTCGTGCATGCTGCCCTGGATGGAGCGGAACTTTCCGTCGGGGTCGATCCACCCGGAGGTTTCCAGCTTCTCAGGTTCCTCCCGCCGGCCGCGCTTAGCCATCATTGCTGCTTCGGGCGGTTTGGGCAGCTCGGCTGGGATCGCGTTCTCTCCCTTCAACAACGCTTGCACCGCCTTCGCAATCTGCGCGGGAGAGGTCAGAACGGTTTTCCCAGTGCCGCCCACCGGGATTGAGTGTCCGTAAGGGTCCTTCTCCGTGGGCACCGGGTCATAAATCGCCTGCTGCTGGTTGAACTTCCCAAAAGCGATCGTGTTGTCCCGATGCTTCTGATCAGGCAGCGCATTCACGTCGATGCTTGTCTGCGTCGGGTCGTCCATCTGGAACACCCCCATAGCCGTCCCCGGAATTGCAAGCACGTCCTCGTATCGGTCGGCTACTTTTTGCACCGCCGCCGGAGTGAGTGCCTTCGTCAGCACGTTCTCGCTGGCCACGGTGACGATGTCCACTTTCTGATCTTTTCGATCCCACACCTTGCCGGCGCCGGTGAACGTCTGCCCAGAGCTGGTGCCCTCGCGAACCTTTGCAAGTTCGTCGGCGACTTCCTTCGATTTCTCAAACGCTTGCGGCATGAAGGCGCCGTGAAACTGCGCAACCCTTGACGAAGTGCGACTGGGCAAGTGGCCGGCGCGATAAAACTCTTTGATGTCGTTGATAATTACCGTTGGATTCGTGACGGCCGGATAAACCCGGCTATCACGTGCGTAACCGTTTTGATCAACTAAATCAACAGCCACCTCCCCCCACTCATTTTTCAAACTCGGATCAGCGAAGAAACTTTCCAGCTTGCGATATTGTGCCTCAGAAGGTTCTTTGTTTGAGGAGATCTCCGCACCGGGTAACTCCGGCATGATTCGGATCGCGCCGGAATTGACAAACGCTGTCAGCCCGGATGTTTCACCGGAGTAACCCAATTTCCCAGCACCGGCTTTCTTCGATGCCGCCGCTATGAACGGGGTAAGCATGTTTTCTCCCACCGCTTCAGCAATCGAAGAGTGGTCGATCGTGCGTTTGTAATCTCCAGGCGGGGCATCGGGACCTTTGCCGGTGAAATCAAGCTGCGTGCCGTCGGGTAGTAGATAGCCGGTCTCCTTCCACTTCTCCGTGTCTCCGTATTCCCGCCAGGCGGCGCGATGCAAGCGTCGAGCGTATGTAGTCAGTAACTTGTCTTCGGACTCCTTGCGCTTGGCCATGAACTCCCCTGCGGGTTTGCCGGGCGTCTTGTCAAGTTGCTGCGAGGCCCAGTCGTAGATCTCGCGCGCGAAATTCTCGTGGATCGCCGGGTCGGTGTGGAACGACTTCGCGAGCACGTTCTCATCCACGTCGGCGGCAGAGGTCGTCTTCAACTCCTTCGACAACTCGCTGCCCTCATACACGGCCAGGTTGTAGATGTTCGCGTGGCTGATCACGTCTGAATTCTTCCGGAGGAAGTCCATCGTGTGCGCATAGGTCGCCGCGGTCTCCCCCGGCAACCCGATCACGATGTTCGGAATGAACGCGATGCCCAGCCGGCGCATCTGCTCGGTGGCGGCGTCGATCAACTTCTCGTTCGCCGGTTTGCGCTGACCTTTCAGCACGCTGTCGTTGTAGGACTCGACGCCCAGCTCGATGAACTTGATGCCGCTCTTGCGCAGGAATTCGTCGCTGAAGGACTTCATTTGCGCCGCCGTCGTCTGAATCACGAAGCCCCCGAAGTCGGGATTCGCAGCCTTCATCTTGGCATAGAGCTCGGGCAGTCGCAAGTAACTGTCGTGCTGGCCGAGGGTTTTGTCGTTGAGATAAGCCAGCGGCGCATTCAGATCGCCGAAGGCGTCCACTTGCTGAGTCACTACCTCGGGCGGCGTCCCAACGACCTTTTTCGTGATCGTGCAGAACTTGCACGCGTGCCGGCAGCCTTGGGACAAGTCCAGCCGAGGAACAACGGAAGAACCCCGATACAAGCGGTAGTCAAAGCCGCGTTTGTATTCCAGCCCAAGAGATCGAACGTATTCATCGATGGATTCATACCGGGTTGCGCGAGGGTTGCGCGAGGTGATCTCGCTGGTGTCCGTGTAGCCGCCCAGGACCGTGTGGCCCGGGTTTGCGTCTGCAAGCTCTGCGACCTTCGACTTGTTCACGTCGAGCACCGAGAAGGCCACGTCCTTGTAGCCCGCTGTGGCGAGAAAACTCTTGGCTTCCGCCATGTCGCGCACCACGTAGAGATCCGCCGCCTCGCCAAGCGCGTGTGTCAACACTGCGTGCCACTGCGGGACTTCCCAGAAGTCTGGCAGCCTGGCATACCCCTTGCGCTGCGCATAGAGCTTGTCGTAATATGCAGACGCAGCAACATCCAAGGGATTTGGAGGTTTGTTCACGTCGGTCGGGGCATACATCATGTCCTTCGTGAACTGCATCAGCAACACCCGGTTGGAGTTGTCCGACGCTCCCGACTGGCGAACCCATAGGTTGCCCTTGCCCCGCTCGACCGCATGCCCATACGTATCCGCAGGCTCCGTAATCTCACTGCCGCGCGCCTTGGACATGAACGCCGCCGGGGTGAGGCCGGCGGATTCCCCCGGAAGAGCGGGCCGGTCGGGGTTTGTCTCAGAGCTTCCGACCATGCCATCAGGAATGTCGATCGGTCGCTGCGGAGTCGGCCCGAGTGGTTCAGTTGTCGCAGGGGCATCTTCTACCGTCCAACCCTTCTTGTTTAGCGAGGGCTCGTATGTGGTGCTACGCGCGGTGAAAGCACCGGGGAAAGATTCCTTGGGTGTGATCTGTCGCACCATACCCAGGCCCAGCACGGAGGCATCCTGGTCCCCGTCGTGCGTGGCTGCGACTCGTTCCCCGTTCGGCCCCACCAGGGTTACGTCACGCTTCGGCATGAAGCCGGCGCGAGCCAGGTCCGTCGAAGGCATGCGCAGCAAAGACTCAGGCCGCGGCGTGAGACCGCGGATCTGCTCCAGACTGAGCTCTTGCGTGACTTCGTGCAACTGTCCTTTCGCGTCGAAGCCGGCGTCCACCAGCTCCGCCCGCAGGGGGTTGGTCTCCATGACCGGCACGTCTTCCGGGACGATGATGCCCTTCTTGGCAAGAGCTTCCTTTTTGAAGACCGGCGCGCCTTTCGCGGGGGTAAGCGGGCGCCCATGCGCCTCTGCAAGTATCTGTGCCGCCATTCCCGCGGGCATCGGCATACCCGAAGGTCCGGTTCGCTGGGCAACTCGGCCAGTTTTCGGCGGAGCGAGGCCCGTCGAGGCGTTGATGAATTGCGCTTTCCGCGGATCAAGAAGGGTCGGCTTCCAGTTAGGATCTGGCGCTGGAATTACCCCTTGCCAGCCTGCCGGCGGGTGCATCGCCGTGCCGTCGCCGCCGTAGCCGTGAGCGTGATTGCGCAGGTAAGAGGTTACATCAGCCGCAAAGTCCCTAAACCCGGGCTCCGTGAAATGCCCGTCCGACCCTGTTTCATACGGCACGAGACCTGGTGCCTTCTTGCGAGCGGAAAATTCTCCAATCCGTAGCGCATTCGCGAGCAGGATGTCGAGGTTCATCGACAACAGGTTTACGTTGTCTCCGCGAACCTTAACGCCATAGAGTATCGCTTGATGTCGGAACGTCTGCAAAAGTTCAACCGGATAGGTCCCGTCCGCCTTGCGCTGCAATTCGACTTCAAGACGCTCCGCCCTGCGGATGTATCTTGCCACGTTTTCACCAACCGTTTCGGGCCGGGCATAGTCGAGCGTAACATCGCCACGTTCCCGTTGCAGCAATTCCCAAACCTGGTCCATCACCGCTTTCGCGTTCGCGTCGTAGAGCGGGGAAGCCTGCGTGCGGCGCCGGGCTTCGGAAAGTCCTTCGATGTCTTTCGCCTGGGCGATGAATTCCTTGGTGCCGACGCCTGGCGGGCGCATGAGCGGAGCCTGCGCGCCTGGCGTTGCCGCTCGAATCGGCACCGCTCCAGGCACCCCGGGGGCTGGACGAAGCACGGGCTGGATCTCCAAAGCTTTCAACCTCTCCGCCAGCACGGGAGTTTCCAGAGAACGAAAAACAGGTTCGGCAAGCTGTCGCCCTGTAAAAGAGGGCGTCAAACCGCCGTGGCGGCCGGTGATAAAAGTTTTCGGATCGAGAGTTGGGCGAACTATGCCTGCCTTTTCAAATAGCGAGCCCAGAGCTGTAAACGCGGAGTTTAGCACTCCGGGTGGCGCGCCGTTCAAAGACCGCCCACGTAGAATGGCGCCCAGGGTCTCCGCAGAAGCTTCGTCCAGAATGTTGCCGGTCGCACCTTTGCCCCCGTAAAGCTCTTCAAGCGCGGGGCGGATCGGGTTGACGTGCGTAGCCAGATCTGCCCGATACTTTTCCCAGGCAGGCCGATCTGTCTCCCGAAGCAGCCAGTCGAGCACGTGCCCGGGCTCATGATAAACTGCGGCGTCCCCACCATTCAACAACATGACTTTCCGTGGTCCCCGGCCTTCCGTCGGATCAAGCCGGACGGTGAAGCCACGCTGCCCCCGGGCTTCAGCAATCAGTTGCTCCGGCGTGAAGTCCGGGTGTTCGCGTTGAACTTCAGCCAACACCCGCGGATCTTGGGCAAACTGGTCCACAGGCAGCAAGTAAAGCTCAGCCTTGCCGCGGAAGTATTCCCGCACCCGATTGATCAAACCTGCTGTGGGGGAATCGTTCCTGCGCAACGCTTCAATCGCCTGCGTGTGGGCCTGATCGAGGTTGGGTTCGATGTTGAAAGCCGGTGAACGCACCGGGTCACGCGCGACTTCCTGATACCGCGCCTGGTAAGCCCTTGCGACGCCTTCGTGCGCAGCAGAAACGGCTTGACGTGTTGCTCCCCCGAAGCCACCAAAGAAAGCCATCGTGCCGATGAGCTGCCCCGCCTCCGTGTCAGTATGCGCCCCCAGGGCAAACGGCGCGCTCGCAAGACCGCCTTCGATTGTGCCAGCCACCGCCGGGGTGGCGAGCTTCGCAATCGGCAACGCGTTCTCAGCCAGGGCTGCTCCGCCGCGCTTCAAACCCCACTCCGTCCCCTTTGTCACAGCATGCGCAACTTTGCCGGCGACCCAGCCCCCCGGACCCGCCGTGACTGCCCCGCCGAGCGGAGCTTCTTTTCCGACCCAACCCACCACAGGAGCCGCCACTTTTTCTGCGGCCCATCCCGCACCTTTGAAAAGCTTCGCCAGGGAAACTTCTGTTGCGATGCCGATGGTCTTTCCTCCAAGACCGATCACCTCGAACAGCTTGCCTCCGCCCATTGGAATGAACGTCATCGGCCCGTTGAAGAGCGACTTGTCCGCGATCGCTTCTGGATCGAGGGTAACACCGGCGGCCTGCAATCGCTCCGGGGTAACGCCTGCCAAGGAAGATACGACCCCACCTCCCTGCGCAACGTTTGTGTGCCGACGAAAACTTTCTGCGTCGGCGTCGAGGTCCTCACGCAACCGCAGACGGCGAGCCTCGGGATTCTCCTCCACCTTCGCCCGTTGGCCAGTCACCTCACCGGGAACACCGGGCACCCCCGGCACCGGGGCCGCTCGATACACCCGGCCCGCCGTCCGGGAAACAAGAGTAGCCAGATCCCGAGCTTGCAGAATTCCTTCGTCGATTGACGCTACGCTTTCGCCCGCAATCTTCGCCGCTGCCGCCAGCGTTGAATCCCGCACTTCCATGTTGTTTTCCAACATGTCTTTCGCGAAGGCCCAGGCTAGTTTCGCTTCACCCGCGGCGGCCCCCGCGACCGCGCGCACCCCACTCTTGCCCGTTTCCCACAAGCCTCGGCCGATCGCTTTTGCGGTGCGCCCCACTTCCCACGGCCGCGCGTCTTGTGCATCGTAAATCTCGTAAAGCTTCTCGCGCAAATCAGGCGGCAAGTCTTTTCCGTATTGGCCCAGCATCGCCACTGGTGAAAACGCGTCATCCGCCGCTAGTTCTTGCGGCGTGCGCTCCATCAGTTTCCCGATGTCTGGATTTTGAGGAGCCTGGGAAAACTCCGCAGTGCTTGGTCCCATTGAAGGGATATGCACCGCCCTTGGGGCAGCCTGAAACTCGTCAAGGGTAGGCGCAGCCGGTGTCACCGGAGCGGCGGCTTGAAACTCGGCGAGATCCGGCACTGGCGCAGCGGCGTTGAATTCTTCCACCGAAGGCGGGAGAAAAATTCCCGAAGCCGTAGCCTTTTGAATCGGCGACTCTTTGAGTTCGACAGGCATCTTAAAAAGTGGGTCGAATAATCATCGGCGCTGGGGGCGCATTCTGAATAGGCGCCGGCCCGGCATAAGGAATCACTTTGGTCGGGTCAGCAGGATCAAGCATCCACCACCCTGCGCGGCCTGGGATCTGCCGGACATCCGCGCCCGTCGGCGGAGCTCCAGCCGGCGCAGCGGGCGTCTCCGATAGAGAAGTCGCAACGCTGCCTTTTTTGAGGTATTCCTTCAACCAACCCTGATACTTGTCGTTGGTGTAGTGCGCAACCTCTGCGTTCATTGCCCCGTATTGCAATCCGGGATTGCTCTCCAGCCGGGATTGCGCGGTCTTCAAAGCAGGCCCCGCACTTGCGAGTCCAATGTCACGAATGCGCTGGGCAACTCCAAGCACGTCGGTTCGTTGTGCAGGGGACAACTTCTTTTCCAAGCCGAATGCCTGATTGTAATACTGCTTCAACTTACCAGAAATGCTATTGATCTCTTCGGGATCGACCCCCTGCATCCGGCCCGCCATCTTCGCGGCCCACATCGCACTGAGATCTTTCGAGAGGCCCTGGTCCCCGACCACGGAAGCGTCACCTTCTTTGTCCGGCACAGCCGCGTCGTGCACGTTGGCTTTCTGCACGTATTGAAAGATGCTCTTGAACTTGTCGTCGAGCACTTTGAATTCTTTGACTTCGTCTGCACTCTCAACGCTTGCGGCCACTTTGTCAGCTTGTTCCAGCGCAAACTTTCCCGCCTCCGGGTGCATGCGATAATAAAGGGCCATCGACGCATTGGAATTCTGAGACGGGTCCGACAATCCCATCGCCGCCAAGCCTCGAATAAACTCCCGCTTACCCAGCGTAGTCATGCCCGACTTGTTCAGGAAGTCGTCCCACTGTTCAACTGTCTTTGGCAGCGGGGCCTGATACCCCTTCACGCCGTAAAACGATTGCTTCGCCTCCAGCTCGGCTTTCTTTTGCACCAGTTCTTCAGGCGTCAAATTCGCCAGCGGCAGCGCTTGATTCAACGCCGTTGCCGTGTTGACTTGGCTTTGAGCGATGCCTGTGTTCAACGCCTGGCGCTGGGCTTCCGTTGCCAAGGGCTGCAACTGGATTTGTGACGTAAGCTGGGCATTCTCCGCTTGCAATTTCTTGAACGCAGTGGCGCGTTCCGGGGCGGAAAGCTCGTTGATGTCTGCGACACGCTTGTTCGCTTCCGCCACTGCCTGCTTGCGTTGTGCAGGCTTCACCTGCATGGAGTCGAGCAGTTCGTCCATCTGCGTATTCTGCAAGATGCCAAGCCGCGCTGCCTGGATCTGCGCCGCCGCCACCTGATTGAGCGCGCTGGAAGGGTCGGGGTTCGCTTGCAGCAAACCTGCCTGCACCGGAATGTAAGGGGTATCAGCCATAAATCCTCGTCAATTGCGCGGCGCGTTGCTGCCGTAAAACCAATTCATGAACGCGGTCGGAACGTTCGTGTTGCTCGCCTGCGCCCCGCCGGCCGGAGCGCTGCCGCCGCTATTGCTCAGCAAGCTGCCGAGCATGCCGCCGCCTGCGCCCCCCATCGCGCCGCCACCCGCGCCGCCACCCGCGCCCGCGAGCATGGACATCCCCAGGCCCGTGCCGGTCTGGATCATCTGGTTTGTCGAAGCCGCATCCGCAGTAGATTTCCAGGCCCCGAGCTCGCCCATCGCCATTGCCTTGCGATTCTCCAGGGCGATGTTTTGCAAATGCAGATTCACCACGTCGTTGCCCGTCATCCCGATATTCGGTTTGAGCATCTCCGACAAAGAGATCGCAGCACCCGCGCGTTGAGCGCGGCCTGTTTGCACTTGACTCAGTGCCGGCACCAAGTTCGCGAGGATGTTGGCCCGCGCCTGGTCCATGCTCGTCACTGTTTGCACCTGGCTTTGCGCCTGCGCTTGCCGAACCATCTTGAGTTGCTCGCCTTGCACGCCGAGCAACTCTCGCGTATGCACCCCCACCGGACCTTCTGCCGTAGGACGAATTCCACTGCCCGTGCTCAAGCCGGATCGAATCAGTTCCGCCTGATATTCAGGCGAGAGCTTGGCCCCCAGATCCAGGTTCTCTTTGGCCTTGTCGAGCAGCAAATCCCGGACTGCGTTCCGCTTCGCGTCAACTGTAGTGCCCTCTTTGACCATCGTGGCCAGCACCGAGTCCTCTTGATTCTTGTGCAGGTCATTGGTCAGCAAGTCGGCCAAAGCACCTGCGCCCGCGTCCCGGAGCGACGCGATGAGCGGATCATATTGCTTCTGAACGTCGAGTTGATTCTTGAATTTCGCCGTGTCCGCTTTCGCAGACATTTCCTGCGCCACGTCAAGATCCACTCCCTTTTGTGCGTGAATCGCCTTCGACAACTTTTGATGGGCGCGGTCGTTCGCGTCCATCGTAAGCTGAGACTGGACAATGCTGCCCACCGCTCCAAGAACCATCGCGCCTGCGGCTGCTCCCATATTACCTCAATTCCTTAATGTATGTGAGTTCTTGCAACCGGAATCCGCGTGCTCGATAAAACCGGGGCAGCCGCTTAGCCACCTCGTTCAGCAACACGCCGGTTGCAACCACTTCCACACCTCGCTGTCGTGCTTCGTTCATCGCTGCTTCAAAAAGTTTCGGCCCGTATCCCCGATGAATCGGAGTGACATACCACTGGGCGACGCTCATCATGCGCCGGCCGGTGAACATGTCGGCCGAATACACCGCCGCCAGGAATCCTGTCAGCCCGGTCTCGACTTCGAGCAAGTAAATACTCGCGAAACCAATCCCCATTGCCGAGTCCCACCAGTGTTGATACGCCGCCGGACTGAATTCCCCCGGCAATTTGCACTCGACATACCCCGCAGCCGCCAGGGCGACAATCCCGGGCAAGTCTGCTTGCACTGCTTTGCGAATCGCCCACGTCATCTACTGTAGATTGGCCTTCCCATGAATCCGGTCAAGAGATCTTCACGATTTGGATCAGCGCGTAAATCTCATCCTCGCCCGTGTCTAAAGCGATCGCCATCGAAGAAAAAGCGTTGCTACCCGCGAAGTTCACGTAATACTGCAACTTGTATTTCGAGCTCACCGCAGCGGTATTCACCACGCGACAAAACGTCGAGAGGTGCCCGGCAGTGTTGTTGCCCGACCCACCCATCGCACCGTAAGAGCCTGGAATCGGCGTTGCCAAGGTCGAGTCATACAAACGCAGGCGTCCCTGAACTTGACCCATGCTCACCGCAATTTGGAAGTCATAGGTTCCCGGCCCCAGCTCGATCTCATTTGCAGCGAGGCTGATCACAAAGTTGTTGGGATCAAGCAGCACATCCGTCAAAACCTTGTCCTGCCACACATGCTCCGCCCCCAGGGCTTGCGCATCGGTCCCTGAATTCTGCTTGTCCACAATAGTCGCCGACGGCATCGAGATCACCAACGGCTCGTTGATGCCATCGAGCACCTGGAAACTCGTTCCGTCAAACACGACCAGATACACCTTGCCCGCCAACAAATCACCAGCCACGAGGGGAGTGGTCGCGTCTTTCACCAGCGGGTAAGGCACGCTGCCGTTGACGGACAGAGTGGTTACGGGCGTGGTGTTCGTGATTCCGATCTTGATCAGCAGCGCGATTGAAGAGGCAGAGCCATCCCCAAACGAAGGCACCGGCGTAGTCCCGTCCGTGTTCGCAAGCGACACGCTGTAGGCGTTTACGCCACCGGCCGAGCAGTAGAAGCAAGAATTCCAGTGCAGCTTCGGCTGAGTCACGATGCGGTCCGCCAGGCACGCGGAGTTCCACACGGTCCCCGGCAGCAAGTTCCCGTTGTTGTCGATCAGCCGGGCCAGCAATGCCTGGATTGCCAGCACCGCCTGCCCCGCCGCCGTGTCTGTGATGTCCAGCGGCACGTAGCGCTTCGTGGTCTCGTCCCAAACCCACCAGGCCGTTCCCCCTTTGAGCCACGGGCCGGCGTTGTAGCGGGGCTCCACGTCGCCCACCACGAAGGAAACGATGCCCGACGGTGAGACGATCCGCATCCGCTGCACCACATGCGTTGCGAACTGCTGCGGGGTGCCCTTGAACGCGGGGTCAAGCGGGGCGAGCTCAACCAGCAATTGAGTTGGATTGATCATAAACTTATATCAGCATGAACATGGTTGTGCCTGAACCTGACATAAACGCGCCCGAGGATACCGCGCCCACCGATTCAGGAAAGAAAGCCGGGCTCTCGTAATCGTCCGGGATTTCCCGGCGGGTGATCGGTCTGGAAACTTCGTCGTTCATTTTGTCATTGTGTGCACGTCCACGAGCACTCCGCCCTTGGTGATGCACGTCAGCGTAAACGTCACCGGGGTTGCCCAGATCCGCATCGCAAAATTGTCCGTGCTGGTTTCCGAATACCGGACCACGCTACCCGGATACACCTGCGCCGGGTCGAACAGCCGCATCGTATTCTGCCCCCCGCCGCCGCCCGCGATGAAGTCGCAGCCTCCGATCACCAAGCGTTCATAGACGTGTGAATGCCCCGACAACACCAGATCCACGCCCCACGCATGAAACGGCCAGCGCAACCGGATCTGGCCCGGATAGTAGTTGTTGGTCGTGGTGCCCGAGACGTAAGGTGCCTGGTGCATGACGACAATCTTCCACGGCGCCGTCGAACTGGCCAGAGCCGCCTGAAGCCAGAGCGCCTGCACCGAGGTCTCATCGTTACCGTCGGGCTCGCACACCGGCAACCCCGTGCCCGAGCTGGCTGTGTTGATACCCGTGCTGAGGACGAACACCTCGATGTTGCCCACGCGCCGGGAGAAATACCTCGCCTGGCCCAGGAACCCAAACAGGAACGCGCCACACCCAAGATCGAAGTCGTGATTTCCCGCCGCGGCGATCAGCGTGCCATTCGTCACAAAAGACGAGTAAGCCGCCAACGCCGGGGTGTAATTCGCCGGATTTGCCGAGTCGTTGATGTCCCCGCCCATGACCACGAGGTCGGGATTCCAGCTCAACACTTCGGCAGCGACCGAGTTATGATTCGCGCTCGGAAGCCCGGTGTCCGAGACGAAAGCGATCACCGTTTGCCCCGGCGTCGGAACCAGCGGCGACACAGGCAGATCCACCCAGGGTGCCAAGCTGTAGTCCGGCGGACAAATCGCCTGCAAGTGCTGCGAGGCGCGCTGAGTCGCAACCTGTAGCGCCACTTTGTCCGCCGTTTCCTGGCTAATATGTGAGCGCGCGGTCGCTAATTGCGTTGTGGACCGCCCAGCCAAGGAAAGAGTTACGAACTGCGTGGAATCGTAGGTCTCCACGTCAGCGTCCAACGCAGTCAGATCCCCCGACGCCGCCGCACCGTCAAACCGAACCGCCCGGACCGATGTTTCGTCCGCCTCGCAAACACCCTCAGCCTGCTCCGCCTTCATGTCCGCGAAAGCCCGGCACTCCAGGATCGCCGCCTGGCCACACCACGTGACCAACAACTGAAACGCATAGTCCCGCTGCTCCTGATCTGCGCTTTCCACTCCGGCGGAGGAATCGAGCAGCTCATACGTCGCCCGAATGTCCGCAGTCCGCGCCCACCGGGACTGCTTCTTGTAAGCGAAGATCTGCGACGACGCCGTAAGTTGCTGCGTAGCGTCGAGGTTCCCAGTAGGCGCCTCGACACGCTTCAACAGCGCAGTCTTGTATTTCCCCCGCTCCGCCCCGGCCCACTGGACCTTCATGTCCACCACGCCGCTTAGCTCCCCCCAGTGAATGTCCGCGTAGCGGAGGTGCTTCTTGCCCCTGGTGCCGAATTGCAGCGCGCGCATCTCCACCCAAGCGGTAATGTCAACGCCATGATCCTGCCGCTCAGGCTGGAAGGCCTCCCACAACCGATTGGTGCCGTCGTAGTCCACTGAAATATGGAAACAACGCTCCTGCCCATTCACGTCGCCGCTTGCCCACTCAACCGGACGCGTCCCAGTCCAAAACGCATTCCACACCGCCGGAGACTTTTCCGTCAGCGTGGTGAGCACGTTGTAATCGAGAACCCACGTATGGTGGTTGTAGGCATCGTGCACCGGAACACTCACCAAGAGGTAATTCTCGAACCGAGAGCACGCAATAAACTCCTGGCGATTCCACATCCTCGACTTGCTGTCTGCCATTTCGTTGTCAAGAATGAAAAACTCGCTCGTCTGCTGCACGGACCGCGCGGCGTCGTAGGAGGTCAGCCCGTATTGCGAGAACCAATAAAGGCGGCCGTGCAAAGAAATCACTGACCGCTGCGATTTGCAACCAATGGTCGGAAAAAGAGTGATCTGGAAATCCTGGATGCTGGTCCACAGATTCCGCTGCAACACCTGCGACTGAAACATCGTGGTGTTCTTCTCCGAAAACACCAACAGGTTTTGAGGAGCGCCCGATCCCCCCACGTTCGCCATCGCCGTAACCTCGTGCTCCAACATGAACGCATCCGTGCCGCCCAGGTAAAGGTTCTCGGTATAGTGAAACGGGTCCCAGATGTCAGAGGCGTAGATTAAATTCCGCTGCGCCACCCACAACCGATTGCCGCTCCAGCACATCGCAGTGCCCTGGGGCACGCCGTCGGGGTCTGTGGTATGCCCGCACGCGCTGCCGTCATACCAAGCCGGCGGCGCGTAGCCGTCCTGCATGAACAGAATCAACCGGGGCCGAACGAAAGACAGCGATCCGTCCGGGTTCAGCGTAACCGCCTGCTGTGCGTCAGCCCAAAATATCTGGTCCGCATAAGGGCAGAAGGTAATCTCCGACAACCAGGTAAAGGTCGTGAAGGGCGGCTCCGAAACATACACCTTGCCTTCTACCACTACCACAAGCTGGGGCGTGGCTTTCAGCGGGCGGAACAGATGCAACCCTTGCAACTTACCTTCGGGCAGGTTACACATCCACCGATACCCAGGCCGGGTCTGCACGACGCCACCGCGGTTCACCACGTTCATGCCGCGGCAATACGTGCCTTGCGCAAGCTTCAGCGAGTCAGACTGCGAGTCTTGACCGAGCAAGAAGTTGAGCTCGCCGTCGGATTGGAAGGTAGGAAGCGGCATGGTTCGTTTAGGTTATGGTGCCGGCGGCGGAGATTGAGCCGGATGCAACGCTTGCACAATCGTCTGCACCGCTTGCGCGATTTGTTGATGCTCGTCCGCCGTCGCACGAACTTGACGAAGCACGGTGATAACAAGCTGGACAGCTTGCTCC